GCCGCAGATTCAGGCGTTGTGAAGAATTACTATACTCAAGGCGATTTTAGTAAATTGTATAAAATGATGGAAGACCTTGAAAAGATCGCTAAAAAGATGCGGTGAGCGAGTGGCGATCCTTCTAAGCGTCCTTGAAAATCAAGGCATTGGTCAACAGATAGGCGGGGTGTCTGATGCCCAACGTGCTGAGGTGCAGGCTAGACTTGCTCAACAAGCGGCAAACATAGAGGCCCGGCGGGCGTTCCTTGCAGCAGAAGCAGAGGCACGGCGACAACGACAACTCCAAACCGGCGGCGGTGGCGGCGGCGGTGGCGATATGTCTGGAAATTTGAGCTTAAATCAAGATTGGGAGCCGATGGCGTGGCTTCTATTGGGGTTGATCTGATGCCTTTACCCGATGCACCCGCCGAAAGTCCTCGCGTATATCGCATATTGAAGACTAGAACGCTTTCATCGGAAGCCCCTAACTCTCTAACGCAAACCGATATCGCCTCTGTCGGTGATCCAATCAGTATCGAAATGCTCAATGAGGACGAATTGAGGAGGCTAGTGCTGGTCAATCTCGCGCGTTTGACAGTCAAACAGGAATGGGACGGCCTTTTAGGGTGATAGAATGCCTTTGCCCGACGCCGAAAACCGTTCTGATAGGGTATATACTCTGCTTCAAAACACCGATCTTGAGAACCTAGCATTTGCTACGATCCAAAGTACGGGTCAACCTATCGCCATTGAGGAAATGTCCGAGGACGAATTGCGCCGGCTAGTGCTGGTCAACCTAGCCCGACTCAGCGTCAAAGGGGAATGGGATGGGTTGCTAACTGCCGGCTCGAGTGGGGGCGGGGCGTCGGCATACATCGGCGACATCATGCAAGCAGGTGATGACACGTTCAACGCCGACGCATGCGCCACCTATGGAGGGTCTTCAATCAGTGCGTCAACATTTGGGACGAATTACCCCATGTGCTATCCTTGGGTATGCCCCAAGACCGGCAACCTTCAAGATATGCAAATCAGAGTAAATGCAGGCGCAACTAATACTCTGAGAGTCGGAGTATATGCTAATCACGCCACTAATTATCCAACGACTCAGATCGGCGGGTATGCCGACTTTGATTGTTCTTCAACGGGAGTGTTAACAGCCTCTCCCTCGTCCACGATAGCGGTCGTTCAAGGGACGACCTATTGGCTGGTTTATGTTTGGACATCGAATTATGCTGGATCTGGAGCATCTCCGAATGTCTGGTATAATTCCGGTTCTCATATAGGATGGAATCAGACAGTCGACCAAAGCCCAAAGGGTTCAATCATCGACCTTAATTCACCTCAAAATGCGTTGCCCGGCACCATGTCCACAAGTGGTTATGATACGGGCGTAAATAAAAAACTCATGTGCGGGTTAAATTGGGCGTGAGAAAATCCCGAAGCCAAAACCTACGCAGGTTATCCGACACGAAATTGTCCTTGGACGATCTGAAAGGGATTTGCTAGAACCACTCCTATATTCTAAGGTCGCAGCAAACATAGCCAATCCAATCGTTGAAATTTTCAAAGACGCCTCGGCCCTCCTAGCCGTTGCGACCCTCTTTGAATACTATACAGGAATCGATCTTCCAATACCTACCGGGGCCGATGCTCAACAGATTTGGGAGGCTATCGTTGAAGGCGTGACAACAGCGAAAAAGAACCGTGAAGAATACGGCCCGATCACAGAATCAGGATCAAAATCAGGATCAATGTTCAAACTCCTCATCGCAGAATTGATTCAAGCGGTCGCTGCAACTTCAAATGTCGGGGGTCAAGAATACAACAATCCCGCTAATCCCGCTAACGAAGCATGATCGCTCCTCTCGAGAGGATTTTCGCTGTACTGCATCTTTTAAGGCCAAAAATCTGCGTGCTTACCCCCTACTTGAGGGTCACTTTCGCCATTTCTTGAGCCTTAGACTCAACCACCGACGCGCCGGTGATGATCTGTTCATCATTTCTGTGATTTCCTCTGACTCTCTCTTGAGATCCTCAATTTCAATGAATAGGTCAATCGGGGCCGGGGCTCCGTGAGTTTTCTTGACATAGTACCCGGTGAATTCTCCTTCGTCGTCGTACTCCCTGCCGAGAATAGGCGAATCGAAAAACCATTGGATCGCTTTTGAAGCCCATGCACTTTTCCCATGCAGTTTTGAATTGGGTCTGATGGCCGGGTGTTCATCCATCAACTCTGCCGCCCTCGGAGTGAGCCTGAATGAATGGGTGGCTCCTGTTGCCCTTCTTTCTTTCATGGCTCAAATCTCCTTGCTGCTTTGATCTTAGATAAACAGAACAAGCAATCTTCTTCCGGAAGGTGAGCGTATCGCATCAGCGTGACCCCTCCTTCGCCTTGAACGATCTCCTCAAGGGTTGAGTCGCTCTCAAGCCATAGAACGGCTCTACATAGTTTGTTTTTTTTGCATCGCCACACATGATGCCCCCGATCTTTCATTTCCTTCGCAAACCAATCAAGAATCATGAGGCTCCCTCGGACCATAATTTCACCCTACAACGCCCCGAGGATCGTTTGTGTCCTCCTCCTCAATCTCTAGGGCACTGAGGAGACAGGAGGGGCAAAAACACCCGTTGGATAGTGTCTGTTCAATCGCAGCCATTAACTTGATGCATTGATCCGCAGCGCACATTTCCTCCCAATCCTTTTCCATGTCGCTGATGATCCAATGGGGCGCGTTTTGGTAGCGCTCGTTCAATTCGGGGCATCCATTTAGCGCCATCAAAACCACTCCATATCATCGCGGTTATTGTCTTGCGGGGTTCTCTGTGTCTCTAGGTTGGCCACTCTAAGGTTCAAGCGCTCACACGCTCCGTATGCATTGGCTTGAAGATCCTTCACAACTTGAATCAAGGCGCTATTGCGGGCGCGCCCTTCTTCTATGTTGAGCCATAGTCCTTCAACTTGCATTTCTAATTGAAGAACCTTCAGACTCAGATCTTCCAGATCTTGCATTTTCATTTCTTGCACGGGGTTGTCGTCTATCTCTTTCACAAACGATCCTAGGGGAGTTTGCTTATCAATATTGTGTAATACGGCCACTGCTTCTAATATTACCAACTCCCTCAACTTCAAGAATGCCTTCGATCAATCATGAGGTGGCCTTGATCAATGGCGGCGATGACTAGCGCAACAGCCACCGGATTAAGAAGATAACGTCGTGATTCTGCAAAAATATAAGTGATAGGGATCAATGGGGTGGCTGTCGCGGAGGTGTGAGGTATGGAGGCGAATTCATTATTCATTTTGTTGATCGTATTGCATGGTTTGACTTTAGTTTTGCTTCTATTTCTTGCATCTCGCGGCACCGGATTGCTTCTCGAACTGTTTGAGTCGTTGGATAACAAGATTGCAGAGGCGATCACCAAACTAATCAACGAAGGATCCATTGATATTGAGCCGGCGAATCCAATTCAAGCGTTCGTGGCCCAAATGATGCAACAAAAGATGAGCGAGATGCAACCGAGGGGCGACGGTGGTCAATTTGTTGAGATCAAAGCAAAGGATTGAATTCTAGCGAACCATTATTACCGGGTTCACTTTCACTTTCAGTTATGCCCCGCCGAAAGAAAGCCTCAAAGCGTCGATCTCCCCGCTACAAATCCCTCTATACGATGGGGGTTGCCTACGGAAATTTGTCAATTCTCACTCACGGAATTCTAGGAACGAGCCCATACGGCGCGATCATGGCCGGCGCGGACACATACGACACGTCGGGCGCGATGACTACCGGCTCCGAATCGGTTTCACTAGGCGACATACTTCAGAACCCTAGTCAAGCGTTCTCAGCGATGAACGCGAACATCAGCGCATCGGCCGCCAGCATGATGATTCAGTCGATCACCTTCAATGCGGGAGCGCGTATCTTCCGCAAGGTAATGTCGAAGCCATTCAGAGAAGCGAACAAGGTCATTCGGCCGCTTGGATTAGGGGTCCAACTTTAGGGGGGATTTGGATAGCAACAAATACCGTCGTGGGATCGTTGACTTGCTCGGATGGAACCACCATCCCACTCAAGGCAGAAATCGCAGAATCGACAGAAACCGATCTAGGCACCGATTTGGCGTACACCGTTGTTAGCCAAAACGTCGGAGATTACAAGCCCGGCGGCGTCATCACGGCAGGCTCGGTCACTTGTGATAACGGGGTTGCCTACTGCTACATTCTTTCTCAGGGACTCGTTGCCGCTTTGATCCCGTTCGGAGTGAAGGGGGCCGTTCAAGACGTGCCTGCACTGTGCAAGCCGTACAAATTACAGGCAGGCGATAAGGTTCGGGTTCTATCCCTAGCAGCCGCAACGAGAACGGCTTCACTTTCAGTTTACACCGCCTCGGGAAAATCTAGGATCTTTACGGTTTTACCGACCGGAGGGGCAACTAATTCCTTCACGGATCTTCAAACAGGAAATACCATCGGAGACACACTCCAAAATGAACGCATCGTTCGATGGGCCGGCGCATCAGTCGATGGTTCTAAGATTGAAACCAACGGCTTCTATGTGATTGATCAACTCGGAAACGTCGTTGGGGCATGCCCGGCAACCGACCCCGGAGTTAACCAGCCGCAAATGAGCGCGGCGTACAATGTCGGGATCCAATTAAATTATAACGCTCAATTCCTCACAAATGCATAGACGTGATTGAATGGTTTCTAAGAACCCCACAAAGGCCGCACGTCGAAAGGCTCTGATTAGGTGTTCTAACACGATCCGAAATTACATAGTCGCCGCAGATTCAGGCGTTGTGAAGAATTACTATACTCAAGGCGATTTTAGTAAATTGTATAAAATGATGGAAGACCTTGAAAAGATCGCTAAAAAGATGCGGTGAGCGAGTGGCGATCCTTCTAAGCGTCCTTGAAAATCAAGG